CGTATTCATTTTTTATTTCCTTTACGTGATTTTTATGAATTCTACAACTTATAATTCCATTATAAAAATCATCGCGAAGTAATACGTCCAAGTCAAATTGGTATTTAGCCTCAAAGTATGAGCATTCACCTTTGGTCTTACATAACCTTAGAATCTCTCTTTTAAAGCTCTCTACGCCGTTATTTTCTACTAGTTCTTGTACTTCCTTACTGCTACCATAGTAGGTACGCCAATCGCTTTCTACGCGCGTTTTAACGCGTCTCTTACGAGTTTTTGTTTTGGGAAGTGTCTTGGGTTTCCAAAAGAATTTCTTACCTAAGTATTTTTTATTATTTGTAAGATCTGTTATGATATAGACAAAGCCCTGATACTCTTCAGGCGTCTCATCAAACTCTTTATCATTGTATAGCCACATAAAAAAATAGTCCTGCATTTCTACAGGACTATTTATACTACTCTTCTAATTCTTCGTATTCAACAGAAAATCCACACATAGGACAATATTGTGGTATTTCATCTTCGTCGACTACTAATACCTGAGTCTCTACATCACAGGCATGACATTCTACCCAATATTCTTTTTCCATCTGCTCTCCTAGAATGTGATTTCGCATGCACCGCCCTGACATGCGATCGCACCCATAGTATCTATATCGGTAAATCGCTTTTGTGAAAGCTGTGTCTTAAAATCTACAGGACTAATGTTTTGTTGAATCTTAGTCCACTTATGTAATAGGAATACATCTTTAAGGCAATACTCTGTTTCTTTAAGATCACCTTCAAAGTAGTTATCGGCAAATTTTTTGAATCTACGAATCCATTCTTTGTTTAGATCTGAGATCTCGCCACGATATTCCTCTGGCATTTGAGCTTGCATGGTTGCGTCCCATAGATCTCTAAATCCTTGTTTGCGGGTGTCTACAATAAGGCCAGAAGCAAACAATGCCGCCTTACCATATTTTTCAACTATTTGGTCTTCTGTTAATACTTCGGTCATTGGCGCTTGTGCAAAGTCTTTGTCACCCGAGCCCGCCAAGAACGATATACCTGCAAAAGAATCGCGATTGTCATATACATAATCCTCCACTTGAGACCACATGTGTGGCATTACAGTTACAGTATTGGATACATTATGGCGGACCCTAGAATCCGCACATAATTCTTTGTTTGTACCTGCCTCAACCCAATTCTGTTGTACTAGTCTTACTTTCTCCAATAGTGCTGTGCCATATAGTTCTTCACGGAATAGAGAACCTTCTGGTGAGATAATAGGAAAGCCGACACAGTAGTCTGTATTGTTAGATGACCACACAGACTCTTCAACCATATATGGATTTGATTCAGCAAGTAGTTGAGCTACCTCTGTATCCTTGTTTAGTTGTATATGACGGATATAACGAGGAGAATGCTCAGCATGTATACCGCTCGCCGTTTGGAGTAGAACGGAAGCGTTTCCACTAGGCTTAACACACGTTGTTCTTGCTGCCGCATTAATTCCGATAAGCTCTGCAACGGTTTTATTAACTTGTTTAACAATTTCAGCTCCTTTTGTTTGAAACTCTTCATCGAAAAGAATACTCGGGTTATTCATCCATCCCGTGATAGATACACCCAACAATGCTTCTCTTTCGAAGATATCTTTGGTTGTTTTATCCAAATACTTAAAGCTTGTATAACCTGCTTGTAATGTTCCAAGAATAGCAGCTGCTCTACATGCTTTATAGAATTCGGCTGATGATGTACATTTACCTCCATTAATTTCTGTTAGGTTACATCCCTGCCACCCAGACTTACCATCAATCTGTGGGTACATTCCTATTTCGACACAGGGGTTAGTGGTGAAATCTCTATCTTCGACGAAGTAAAATCCGGGCTCACCGAACTCTTTGATGGACCCCATAATTGACTTGAATTGCTCTCTAGTAATCTCGGAACGAACAATGACAGCAGAGTTATTGCTACGGCCGCGCTGAGGATTATCAATGAACCAATTTCCTGTTTTGGCTGAGACCATTTCTTCATCTTCAGCACTGAAGAGACAGATAGTTGCAGAACGACGAACACCACCAGCAAGCACAGCATCAGCAGCATGCATGGCAATATCATATACATCAATAGGTCGAAGACGATTGTGCCCACTAAGGACTCGAGACTGAATGAGATGTTCAATTTTATCTAACGCTTTCCGTAGTGGTTCTGGTCCAGGTGCTTTGAATCCACCACTAATCATAGCACCTTTGGGACGTACATTATTTAGGTCGAAGTAGACTTTACGACCTTCCATTTCTGGGAACTGACCACCACCCACAAAGTAAGATGACAATAGAGCTCCAAGAGCATCGGCCCATCCCTCTACTGAGTCTTCAACGACCCATCCTTTAGCCTGCTTCTTACGTTCTTGAATATCTGGTAGTTTATCAACATGATGATATTGTACTGAGAATCCAGCACCAGCGCCACATAGTAGAACATAAAATAGTTCTGAGAAGAAGCGTGGGCGGTCGGCATATGTAGAAGTACAATTATACATTCTCATTTGATGTTTCATTAACTGATCGCCACCAAATTGCAATGCGCGTTGTGCACCCAAAGCATATTTTAATTTATAGGATGCTTCTGCTTCATCAATAAGAAGGCTTAGTTCGGGTGTCATTTTATCTTTATAATAATCACGATGCATATCCATTACACGTGATACAGATTCTTCCCAAGATTCATATCGCTCGTTGTCTTCGTCCCATCTACTATACCCCTCATAAAATTTTGTTTGTGACATTAGACCTCTTAGGTCGGTATCTTTATAGTTTGGAACTGCTTTAAGCATATTATACCTCTTGGACAAAAAATGACAGCGCCTATCCGTACAATAGACGTTAATAGTTGATTATTGAATTGATAGTAGTATATATTATTTCTATGACCTCGGAACGGGCCATATATGCGATTTAAATAAAAATATTTTTTTTATTTTTCTTCGGTAGAGGTCACTTCTTCCTTAGGTTTATCTGGTGTTAATGCCTCTTCATAGTAAGCAATAATCGCCTGTTGATCCTTAACATACCTTCTAAGATCTGCGATCCCAATAGCTAGGTTCTCATAACCTTTTGGCGTAATAGTAAACAAAACAACATTGCCGGTCTTAGAATTAATCTCGGCAATCTTTTCTTCCATATTCTGTTCTGTAATAACAAACCAATCAACCGGGGGAAAATCTACAGCCTTAGGTCTTTCTTGAATTGGAATATTTTGTTCTTGGTATTCAGTTGTTACTACTACTTCCTTCTCCGGTAGTCTCGCCCCGCACGCTGTCAGTATCAGCAGGCCGGTCAGAAGGAGGGGTAGTTTCATCTTTGATACGTCCAATGAGTTTGTTAACGGCATTGTTAACTCGGTCTTCAAGTCCTTGTGCATTTGTTAATGCCTCCATAGTCAAATCAATTTTAGCGAACACACCTCTAAGTTTATCAAGGTGCTCTTGGGACTGTTGTAGTCTCTTTGTTAAATCTTTATTTAGTTGTTCGTTTTTCTTTGCATCTGCTGCCATCTTCTCAACAGTGTTTTGTAGAGTCTCAGCCGCTGTTTTTAATTTTACATTATTTTCTCTAAGAGTGCCAATAGTTTCTTGTGACCAAAGATAGTAACTATAGCCACCATATCCTACGCCACCCAATAAAGAAACAATGATAAAAAATAAATATATTTTAGCCATTATCTTCTATATACTTCCGGAACCGTTTTAACAGAACAGGAAGTTTATCCTTTCTTCGTCTGCGGTCAGTCATATTCACCATTTTTAATCTAGGACCCATATCTTTAGTATCAGCAGGAATACCTGCATCTGCGGTTGTCATAGCATCTTCTTTTGTTTCTTTTTTCATCTTGCTAGTTCTCCCACTGTAACGTATACAGGTTGCTTTGTTTTGATATGTGTCACCTCGTAAATATCTAAACCAAATATTTCACCTACAGGATAACAGTTATCATTAACTCTTATATTATCTTTTTGGTGAGCCATTTCCTCAAGTGTATTATTAATAAGTTTATCAGATCCAATTTTATAAACACCTGGTGATAATCTTTTATCTTCTAATACAAACCATTGTGTTGATTCAGCCATAAAGTCTAATGGATCAATATCGTGTTCTTGTAACGCATCTTTAATTGCTTTATCCGAAATAGAAAACTTTTCTTTAAGTAGATATAGAGCTGCAGCATAACTTGCAATTCTACTTCCACCACCAGGTGCCTTTGCCATAATCTTTTTAATATTGAAAACAAGTCTATGAAAAGGTGTATAGTAGTTTTTATAATCATCACGAGATTGCATACTATCCATATTATATGACTTTAGTCTTTTTCCATCAGCATCAATAATACCCAATTCATAAGCTTTGGTATCTTCAAACCTAGTAGTAAGAAGACGCAAAAATCTAAATGTATATACTAAATCACCGGCTCTTTTAATAATGCCCATAGTTTAGATTTTCCTTAATCTATCTACCACGTGTTGATCCAATGGTATGTTTGTATACTCATCATTTTTAATATATTTTAAAAAGACCAAAAACGGTTTAAGTGATGTCCAATATTTTTGTTCAATGTGGTACTCCAACATTTGTAGGCTAGGTTGAATACCAAATACATTAAATATCACAATAAGATGATTTAAAATAAGTCTTTCGGATATCTCTCCCGATTTAGAATACCTATTAAATAATCTTTTAATATACATAAACCGTTTAAGGTCATCATAAAATTCTTCTGCATCAATTACATTTGGTTTGTAATAATGCTTAGCAGCGAAGATCAAAATATTTTTATCGTCTAAAGTTTCAAAGAGTTTCATGTCACATCCAAATAAAGTGTTTACTTTATTTAGACAAAAGATTTCTCATAGTAGAAATTAAACTCTTTTTGTTCTTACGACGATCAAGTTCAACACCATGCTCTCTACCAAGATCTTCTAGTTCTTTTTTGGTCATTGATTCTAAATCATCAATAACACCATCTTCGTTAAGATCTTGAATTACATCATCTTCGTCTACAAAAATGGGTTCGGCATAATCAGAATTTGCCATGGCAGCTTCAATCTTTCCATTCTGAATATCATCATGAATAGCTTGATCAATCTGAACACCATTATACTCATCAATTTCTGCCTGTGTAAATCTTGCAGATACATACACTTCACCTGATACTGGATCAGTCCATCCATTTTTACCTGGTACTGCGTTTGTACACCATCCGGGTGGTTTTATAGCCATAATCTTCTCCTATTTTTCTTTGGTTACGACACCTGCTACAGGATTAATAACTTTTTTGTCACCTTGTTTATTATCACCTGATCTTGTCTTTGCATTAGGTCCTACACGGCCTGCTTTAGACGCATCATCATGACCATCTTTTTCTTTGTATGGGGATTCATCAGGAGCATCGGCTTTCATGTCTTTTCTCATATCCATGGCGCCCTTATTATTCTTTTCCTTTTCATCCCAATCCTCGGGCTTAGCAGCACCTTTATAATGCTTTGCACGATCAGCATCTGCCTTTTCCTGGATACGTTTGTAGATTGGCCATACCTCAGCTTCTTCTGCAGTTGGCTTTACCTTAGAACGACCTGTCATCTTATCAACGTACATGTCTGATCCTCTAGATCTCTTGGCCAAACCTTTCATTGCATCAAGACCTGCTTTTGCGTGCTTTACACTTGCTGGTTGATCTAAAGCCGCTTTTACTTTGTTACGTTTTTGTTCGATGTCTTTTTTAGCATCTTTAGCCCATCTCTGCAGCCTACCTACCGAGATTTCATCAACCTTTGCTTCGGCTGCCATATCGGTTTCAGTAGATGCTTTATCATCCTTTTTCTTTTCTTTTTTAGGATTCATTTCAACTTCTACGTTCTCTTTTTTCTTTTTAGAATGTGAATGTGACATCTCTTGTAGAATTTCTAAATCTTCTACTGGTACATTACGTTCGATGCCATGTTCAAACATTACGTCATAATGTGTAACATAACCTTCACCTTCAGTAGTTTCTACAATAGTGTGTTGACCACTAATGCATTCACCATAGCCCCATGATTCACTTTTAACATGTGTAGCACAATCGTGACGAATGGCCTTATCAGCATTATCCTTATCAAGGTCTACTGCTTCTTTAGTAGGTTCTTTTTCATCAGCAATTGCATTGGCTGTATCTTTTTTCATTGTAACCTTATGAGTCTTACCACCAAACTCAAAAGATGTCTTACCTGCTTTATGAGCGGCAGCTGCTGCTCCCATAAACGCAGTACGTTCTTGTGTTGGAATTTCTTCCGGAATTAAAAATTTTGATTCGTTGACTTCAGCAAATCTCTCAGCCAACCTTTTGATC